TGCGATAGACGATTTTACTGGGATGATTGAACTTTTATAACCGTTATAAATATTGGAGCAATAGATTATGAATAACCAAAGTGAGAAGAATTTACGCGAGGCTGAAATTGAAATAGCTTATGAGTACCTGCGCCAAAAAGATTGGGAGCGTATGAATCGTGAGCGTGAGATTATGAGTTGGATTACTCTAAATATAGTTTTTGTGGGTGTTGCTGTTATGGCAATAGGTGCAATCTATCTTGTAGTTTTAAGCTAAATAATTATAACCGTTATAAATATTGGGGCATGATATGAATATTAAGACTAAAGCTGAGCTATTTGAAAAGTGGTCTAGCGACCAAGATTGGAAAGACAATGAGCATTGCGATCTTGCTTGGAAGTTTGATAGGGATTGTAAAGTATTTGATTACTACAATGATAGTGGTGAAGTGTACGGTGAAAGAACGCTTATCACTTTTAGTGATGGTACTGAAATAACAATGAACTATAAAGGTGAAATAGAATAATGAGCAATTCAAAATTGAATTTGATTTTAGATAGATTAGTTTTTTCTTGGGTGTTTTTGACTGTGCTATATTTGGGTGCTGTCAATCTGGGAGGATTTTAAAATGTTGAATATTAAAATGATGCGAGCCTGTACATGGTTCGATGATAAGCGCGAGCGCGGGTTCGTGTTGGTTAGTGCTAACAGTGTGCTAGAGTTTAGCTTTAATAAACTGCGCCGACCGTATGTCGAGTATGACTTTAAGCATGGCTATTATGTGCTTGTAAACACTGGTTTTTTTAATGTGGGTTTGACCGATAAAGGTTAAATAATTATAACTGTTATAAGGAAAATGAATCATGTATACAGTAGACGCTACAAACTGTCAGCGATATGCACAAACATCGCATGACAATATGGCAGATGTAACATTGATGGTGGTGTTATCCATACAACAAAACTGGCTGAGTGTGGGTGATCAACTAGCCGATGTTAATAGGTGCGGGATTGAGTCCAAGTTTTTGTGGGGTAACAAACGTAAAACCTATGAGTATTTACAGGACAATTCATATCAACTATATACGGATGCTATGGTAGTGATAAACTCTGGCGATTCAGACCGCGATAAAGCAAGGGCGTTGATGGAAGTATTTCTTCGAGTCGATGGCTTAGGGATACCGAAGGCAGGTTTTATGTGTCAATTGATGGCGGGATTAGTGGGCTGTATGGACGTACACAATATTAGATTGTATGGTCTAGATATTAAAGACCTCTCGCTATCTAAGAATCCAAAGTCTAGCAAGGGGATAGACGCCAACAATAAAAAGGTGTTGGCTTATATTGATATGTGCCATGACATAGGCACGGAAAAACTATGGAATAATTGGTGCAATTTTTTAGCTACCAAATCTAAACGATGGATTGATGGTGATCATGTGAGCGCGGTACACTATAGCTATTTAACTGACGCTTAATATTTATAACTGTTATAAGGAGAATAAAATGATAGTATTTAATTACCCTAGTAAAAAAGAAATGAAGGCTCATGTGGGTAAGCCTTTGAAGTACATTGAAACCAGTATGTTTGGAAACGAATACGTGAGTGACGGCTATCTGGTCGGTGCTAATAGACCTCAAATTACACGCCAAGGCAGAGAGTTCTTTGCTGAAGTCACAATGAAAAATAATCTAATCTCAGGAGTTAAATAATATGTATTTATTTTCACAAGATATTAATAACGGCAGTATGCGAATAGCCGACCAAGCAAAGTCCCTTAAAGCATGGTCAACTAGAAACCCTGACACCACTGAAGGTTCTGAGGTACGAGTGTATAAAAGTATAAAGAATTTTAGAGAGGGTTTTGATTATACTTTGTATACCTTTACAAACGGTAAGCTAAAGAAGTCTAACGGTCAGCCAGTGGTTGAACTTAGTCGAATGTTTTTTGGAGAATGGGTAAATAAGTAAGAGAAACGAGAACACCAAAGATACACAACTTAATATAACTTAGGATAAAAAATATGAAAACTTTAATTGAAGCAGTAGAAGCATGGATTGATGATAGAGTTACTAACAACATCGCTGTAGATAGGGCTGATAGAATGTCTCACTCTGCGTTTGTTGATGTGGAAGAATTAAATGGGACGCTTAAAGCTATGGAAGAGATCCATATCCGCGATGCTAATAGGATTGCAGAGTTGGAGAGGCGTATTCTGATTTTGGATGGAGATAATACTTTTGACGCGGAACGTGCCACTACTATTGAGAGTAGACTTGACGATCTTGAATGTACTATGGAACACAAGACTGACAGCGATGAAGTTGAGACTATGGTTGAGTCTGCAATAGGAGATTTAGATTTCCCAGATTCATATGCAATCGAAGTTATGGTCGATGATGCACTAGATACCAAGGTCATGGATGCTGTCAGGGCTGAGATAGATGCGACAGACTTTAAAGTAACAGTGGAGAGATAACATGTGGGCAATTGATTGGGAAGAAATGGGGTGTACTCAGTACGCCTCAACTCTAGAAGATGCACATAAAATTGGACAGCGCGGTGGTATATTTTATATAATAACTTATGTGGGAGAGAGCAATGGCTAGATTAATAGATACTATGGACGAAAAACAGATGTGGAAATCTTGGATGAATACAAGGTTAACGCTCAAGCAATGGTGCAAGGAGTTATGTAAACCGTTAGTCTTGGAAGCGGACTGTGCTACTGACATTAAATTAAAACAGGAGAGAGAACAATGAACATAAAAACATTTAAGTTTAATGGCGAACACTCTGATCTACATACTGGTGCTTACTATAGCCTGAAAGAATACTCTGAAGTTGCAGAGGTAGGGTTAAAAACTTTATGCAGTAGGATGGCAAGGTTCAGGCATGTAGAAGTAAACAATAACTTCTTAGCCCTTAAATATTCTAAGCCTGATAGCAACTTAGAAGGAAGATGTGAACAGCTATCAATGCACTGGTTGCGACAGCAACTAACAACAATTGATCCAAACTATAAGGAGTATACAAGATGAAAGATAATGAAACTTTATTTGAATTAGTCTCTTCGGCCTTAGAACAGATCCTTGACGATTTAAACTGCGTTGAGCTAAGTGATCGAGGGTCAATGGTTCTAAGCAAGGAGTATAGAAGGCTTAACAACTTGCATAAGGAATTACAATCAGAGGTAGGAGATACACCATGCTAATAGATACTGAACAACCAATACAGACTTATAAAGTTATGGTGTCTGAAGTTGTAGGTAGTCTTATATTAGTTCCTGCTTCTAGTCCAGAAGATGCTATAAGATATGCAAAGTCTAGAAACACTTACCCCGTAGAAACCCGTGCAGTTATTGACACACACTATGAAATTTATACAGATAAGGATTGATTCTTATTTATTTACTTTAAAGTTTTATAGTTTGTATACATTCTTTAAAGTTTGTATAAGATACTTATAGATATATCTAATAGTTATTTTAGAAGAACTTTATAGATTTTAACAGTTTAAAAACTGTTGTCAAGCACTTTCGTATTTAATTTTACAATTGGAGAAACAAAATGAATAATATTACACCGATGTTTACAAACAATTCAGCCCTTACAACAATCCGCAATAGAGGTTATGGTCAAGCTGATTTTGATATAGGAACTGCACCTTTGGTTTATCTTGATGCTTATGAGAGTACCAAGAATGTTATCTACCGTACTGATACATGTGAAGAGCTAGGTATTCATGGTCAAGGCTACAAGGCAGTAGCACCTAAACACATGATAGACGTTACTCGTAACATCATTGAGCGTTCTGACTTATGTACCGATAACATGCAAGAGACAATCAGGACATCTCACAATGGAGCAAGAACTTTTGTTCAATACAAGTTGCCAGAGCATACATACAAAACCAGTGATGGTGACAGTGCATCTTTGAGCCTACTATCTATATCATCTTTCGATGGGACTTGGCCGTACATGATTAGTGCCGCCGCAACTCAGTTTGCTTGTACTAATCTTCAAGTCTTTGTGAGTGGTGAGGTCGCAGTGTATAAATCTAAACACACTCAGTCTTTAGATATTGAGTTAGGTGGCAGGGTAGTTACTAAATGTTTGCAGACCTTTAACACTGAGCGTGAACTGTGGCAACAGTGGCACGGTACAGAGTGCAGTGATTATGCGGCCTTTAGTTTCTTTGCTACTGCACTTAAATGTACTGCAGCTTTAAAGCTTCTTGCAGAGGGCAACTCTGTTCCTGAATATGTTATGGCTGATATGGCTAGACGTAACACAAGTTTAGAATATATGTGGAATGTATACTCCAGTGTATATTCTAAACGCCTTGGAAAAAACTACTGGGGGGTGTACAATGCCATGACTGATTGGTCAACTCATGCTGATGCTTCACGGCCTTCAAGCAGAGTAAACATTGCATCAATTAATAACGACAGACAGCAGGTAGTTCGTGAGGCTGTTAGATATAATAACTTTATGAAGGCGGCATAGTATGACAAAAACTTTTGGTAAATATAATTTAAGTCTTAACCTGCGTAATGGCGTAGGTTTAGACTTAGAGTTTACAGATAGTCGGGCTGTGTGGGTTGTCTTAGACGGCGCTGATAACTATGATGTAGCACAGTTTGAAGGCACAGTTTTAAGTCTTCCTTTCTGTGTTATAACATTCGGTCAGGTTTATTTACAGGAGGATTAACCGTGAAGTATGTGGGCTATCTGTTTGATGTAGACAAAGAGGGGATTGAGTTCGATGGCGTGTCAATCCCCAAGGGTTATGATATTGGTGACACGTTTGAACTAAAGATTAGTGACACAGGTTGCTTAATATTAAAAAGAATTAAGGACGAGGTGAAGGATGAGTAACGCAACACATGGCGGTAAAGGAGACAGGCAACGCAAAGTAAATGCGGAGAAGTATAGCTCTAACTTTGATGCTATATTTAAATACAATAGAGAGGAGTTAAAAGAAGATGAAGATGAAAGCAGTAAACTTTCTGAGCGACACTGGCCTTGGGTTTCTGAGATGGATAAAGAATAATGTAATGGAGCAAGATCCTAAGCCTGTAGCAATTGTAAGAGTGATTAGGTTCTTACTCCTATGTTCAATTGCATACTTTTTTGCAGTTGTTTTTCTATTATTAAAGTGAGGTTTATATGATATATAATATTGTTTTATTATTTGTAGGTACTATAACACTGGCAGTTGCAATTAAGTTGCTATACATTTCAGAACTTATGATAGACGAGGAGAAGAAATAATGTTTGCAGAAAGCATATCAGGTAGCCCAAGCCCCGCCGCAATTGCAACAGCTAGAGCCGCGACAGATGTAGTCGATGGTAAGGTTCCATTAAGCAGGGCGTGTGCTATGTACAATGTTAAGGAGCAAACTGTAATACAATTTATAATTGATAGTACTGAGTACGATACGCTAATGCAGACAGCGTTTAAAAAATAGTTTGCATATTTTATTTACCCGTGGTACAATCCACATTCAATTTTAAAACCAATAAAAGGAAAAGCGACATGGCAATATTACAAGGTACAGCTTACTGGGTATCAGCAACTACACCCAACACAACTTTTGAACCAGTGTATTCTGTTAATCTAGTTGTTGATGAGGTTACTGCTGAAGATTTTAAATCACGAGGATTTAGTATTAAGGAGATGGATGAAGGCCCTGCGATTGTAATCAAACGCAAAGTGAATGGCCCTAATGGTATGATACGACCTGCTCCACGATTAGTGGACGCATATAAAAATCCATTAGATGCTAGAATAGGTAACGGTTCTGAAGTTAAAGTTCAGTATAAAGAATGGCAATCGGAATGGAAAGGCAAGACCTTTTACGGGTTAGACTTTCAAGCTATGCAGGTTCTCAGCTTAATAGAAGTTGGATCAGCAGACGGAGCGGAGTTTGATGCACTTGATAGTGAAATGGAGGACGAGTTGTAATGACTACAGTAACAGTGGATGGCGTGGAATATGAATCAGACCTACTCTCAGACGAGGGTAGGGCAGTTCTAAACCACCTAGTAGAAGCAAATAAAAACCTTAGAGAAGCTTCAATGACTGTGGGGTTGATGCAAGCCGCGACAGTTGCATTGATGACTGATCTTAAATCTAACCACCTCACGGAAGAGGCATTGTCTACAGAGGAAGTAGAAACCACCGAGGAGTAAGCCGAATGGCTTTCGTTAAACTGCACCAACCCTGTCAGGATGATTCATGTGGGTCTACTGACGGGGCTTCCATCAATTCAGATGGGTCGGCCTACTGTTTTGTTTGTAGGAAATATTTTCATAGTTATAGTACAGCGGAAGTACACCAACCAGATACCGCAAAGGATTTAAAAGGGTATCAAAGGAAGACCCCGATGGAGAATAGTTCAAGAGTCTCCTCTTCACCCAACCCTACCGCTTCTTTTAACGAACTGACTGACCGCAAGATAAGCTTAGCTACAGCTAAGAAGTTCGGTGTTAGATCAACTACAGTTAACGGTAAGATTGATAAGCATTATTACCCGTATTACAATGGACACGAGTTAGCAGGAACTAAAATTCGTATGCAGAATAAAAACTTTTCTTGGGCAGGAAGCTCAAAAGAAGTTGGCTTGTTTGGAGAGAATCTATTCAAAGCGGGTGGTAAGTTTATAACATTAACAGAAGGCGAGTGCGATGCAATGGCCGCTTACGAACTTATGGGTAGTAAGTGGCCTGTCGTATCTATAAAATCAGGAGCGCAAGGAGGCGTTGCTGATGTTAAGCATAGTCTTGAGTACCTTGAGTCATTTGATTCTGTTGTCATTAACTTTGACAACGACAAGGTGGGCAAGGATGCCGCTCAAGCAATTGCAAAGCTACTAACACCTAAGAAAGCTAAGATAATGACGTTGCCTGTGGACTACAAAGACGCTAACGATATGTTGCGTCAAGGTAGACACGCCGCATACGTCAGTTCTTTTTGGGATGCTAAAGTCTATACGCCTTCTGGTGTATTAAATCTATCTGATCAGTTTGAAGCCTATCAACAGCTAAGACTAGAAAAGAAAACAGCTATACCTTACCCGTGGCGTGGTCTTAATACTAAGCTAGAAGGTATGAGAGCAGGTGAGTTAGTCACCCTTACAGGTGGAACAGGCTTGGGTAAGTCCTCAGTAACCAGAGAGATTGAACACTGGTTGATTAATAATACAGAAGATAACGTAGGTGTTGTAGCACTGGAGGAGAACTGGTCACGTACTGCTGAAGGTATCATGGCAGTAGAGGCTAACGCTAAGCTTCACCTTGATAGTGTCAAGGCTCAATACACAGACGACCAGTTAGACGATTGCTTTAAGAAAGTCTTTATGGGTGACAACGATGGTCGTGTTTGGATTCATGCACATCACGGTGTTAATAACCTAGAAGACATCTTCAGTAAGCTACGCTATATGATCATCGGTCTAGATTGTAAATGGATTGTAGTTGATCACCTTCACATGTTAGTTTTATCTACATTAGAAAACGATGAGCGTAAAGCTATTGACGGCATCATGCATCGCCTCAGAACTATGGTAGAAGAGACAGGCTGTGGTATGATACTGGTATCTCACTTGC